ACCAAACATCAGTTGCGTGAAATTGCCCTGGCGCAATTGTCAGGTTATTTCCCCCGTCTCGATGCTCAGGAAACACTGGTACATCTCGCTGGCGCGCGCGGATCGCAAACCGGTTCGGACTGGACAGTACCGCTTCAAAGCGCACCGAACTTCGGTTCCATAATGGTGAACCCCGTGAAGGCGCCTACCTATAATCGCCATTTTGTAGTGAACGGCGCCAATCTGACCTCAGGGGGGCAGCAGTTGGGATCCATCGTTTCAACGGACGCCCTGCGTTTGTCCCATCTGGATCTGCTGCGGAAGAGGCTTGACGATATGGATCAGCCGCTGCAATCCGTCAAACTGGCAGGGGATCGGGCCGCGCAGACTTCCAAGATGTGGGTATTTCTCGCCACACCCAATCAGTACTCGCTCCTTTTGACCGAAGGTTCGTTACGTGCATTCCAGCAGAATGCCATTAATCGAGCGGCATATTTTGACGAGCGCCATCCGCTATTTGCCGGTGAGGTTGGAATGTGGAATGGCATTCTGGTGATCAAGAATGAGCGCGCGATTCGCTTTATGCCTGGCGAAAGCACGAGGATAGTTACTGCAGCAAACACGGCAACTGCAACAGAAACCGATCAAGCTGTCAATGGAGCATTGACTGGTGGGTATGCGATCGAGCGCGGATTATTATTGGGCGCACAAGCACTGGGTGTCGCTTATGGCAAAACCAGGGTCAGCGGAATGCAGTTCGGATGGAAGGAGCATTGGTATAACTTTGAAAGTAACCTGGAAGTGATGGGTGAGAAGGTTTGTGGCAAAGCGAAAACCCGTTTCTCTATCGACGATGGAACAGGTTTCAAGGTACCCACCGACTTTGGCGTGATTGCGGTTGACTCGGCTGTACCACTTTAATCCGTTTTAACCAGTTTGATACAGTGAAAGCGGGGCTTTAATGTCCTGCTTTCACCCATCACCTTTTCGAGAGATATAAATGGCCACTTTTAGCGCACCAGATCTGAATAGCAAAGCGATGCCCATGGGCAACTATGGCAACGCCGCGGTGGTTTATGGGACAGCAATGCCCTCATCCGGAGTGGCTGGAAGCATCTATCGTCCGGTCAGAATCCCGGCTGGCATGAGTGTTACGGCGTTACGGATAGTAAATGACGATATGGATACAGGGGGTACCACGTTTGCTGTAAAAATCGGCTATACCCCAGTCGAGCCAGGGCAAGGTCCTGTCGAGGATGACGATTATTTTTCCGCGGCTACAACGATTTTATCCGGTGTGGCTCTTACCGACCTGAGATTTCAACCCATCAAATTCGAAAAAGATGTGTATGTTATCCTGACGGTAACTGTACCGGCCGCTGCGTTTGCTTCGGGCAATATCACTGCAATCGTTACGGGCGAGGCGACAGGCGTTAAGTAAAAGCAAGCAGTAATCAGGAAGTCAAAGGCGATTCCAAGAGGCTCTGGAATCGCCTTTTTATTGAGGATTTCATGTGCCAAAAGCCAAATATATTGCCACCGGCATCAAGATTGACAGCATCAATGGCGTGGGATTGCGCTGGGAACCGGGCCAAGTGCGGAATGTAAGCGCTGAAGTTGCTGAGAGGTTGTTCGTCTACTCCGATACCTGGATGCGCGTCCACGATGAGACGCCGGATAACGTTGTGCCGATCGGACTGGCGCAAGCAGAGAAACCGGTTGAAGAACCGCTGCCGGTGATCGACTTTCATTCCATGAGCAAAAAAGCTCTGCTTGAGTTTGCCGAGCACAAATACAACGAACGGCTGGATAGGCGTCAAAACGAGGGAACGATACGGCATAAAGTGATTGCCCTGTTTTCCAAGAACGAAACGCCGGACTGATGTCATTCTCATATCAGTCAATTGTCGAGCTGGCTCGCATCCCGCTCAATGACGACGACAAGACGCGTTATCCGGATACCGTATTACTGTCCTTTGCCAATCAGGGGATGCTGCAGATTCTCAGACAGCGGCCGGATCTGTTCATAGGTGGATTCAACAACCTGCCTGATGGGGAACGCGCCTTGGAGGATACTTTTCCGCTACCGCCTATATGCCTCCAGACAGTAGCAGATTATGTCACGGCCAGAGCAGAAATGTCTGACGATGAGCATGTCAATTCCGGACGTGCGGCTCTGTTCATGCAGTTGTTCAACTCCGGGGCGCAACCATGAAATTCTGGAGCGATTTTTATGATCTGCTTATGCCAGATCTGCCGGGATGCCCAGCCGCTGCAGCCGACAGTGCATTGCGTCAATCCTCTATAGCATTTTGTGAGCAATCCCTGGCTTGGCAAACCGAGCATCTGCCTGTCTTCGTAATGGGGGGCATTGCGGAATATGCCTACTCCCCCCCTGAAGGCGCAGCAGTTCATGCCATCATACATGCAGTGTTGGATGGAGAAGAAATAGAGCCTTTTGCCTGCGAGAAGAACATCACGATCAAAAACTTGCGCCGCCAAACGGGCAAACCACGATATGTTCTTGGCGGTCCATCTTCGCTGACCCTGGTTCCAACTCCGGATAGTAACGGGGTATTGACAATAACAGTCGCGTTAAAACCTTCGACCCTCAGTACAGGGATTGACGACGCGCTATTTCACGAATATCGCGAAGCCATCATTCACGGCTCGATGGCGCGGCTAATGCTATCACCTAAAAAGCCCTATACCAATATCCAGCTAGCTGCCTATCACCAGCAACAGTTCATTATCAAGACGGGGGCGGCAGGCGTGAGGGTAGCCAGAAGCTATGCCAGAGCGCCCTTCCAGATAGCAATCCTGAGACGAGGATAAAACATGGGACTCAAGTTCTCGAATTTTGGCAAGGCCATCATCAGTTCCGCTCCCAGTGGGACAATGGGATTGAGCTTCACGGTAGAGGCCGGAAAGGGCGTTCTCTTTCCATCGCCAGGCATCGGCGATTATTTCTACGGTATATTCAAGGATGCTTCCGGTAACCGGGAAATTGTGAAAATCGAGGCGCGTACGACCGACAGCTTAATCATCGCGCAAGGAGGACGAGGACTGGACGGTACGGCTCCCCGTACCTGGGCAGCAGGCGATTACTTCGTTGCCGGCGTGACCAACATCGCCCTGCAGGAATCCCTTGCAAATCCAAATCTCCAGGCGCTTGGCGGCCTGGAAACGTCAGCCGATAAGATGGCATATTTCACTGGACCGGGCACAGCCACATTGGCGAATCTGAGTTCCTATATCCGGAGCTTGCTGGATGATGATAATGCGGCGGCTGCGAGAGCGACACTAGGCGCTGCGCCGGCCAGCCTCATTCCCCCCGGAACCGTTATGTCATTTTTTCAGGCGACGGCTCCGGCAGGCTGGACTCAGGTCACGACGCACCATAATAAGGCATTGCGTGTTGTGGGAAGCACCGGTGGCGGTTCCGGCGGTTCAGTCGCGTTCACGTCGGCCTTTACGTCGCAGGCGGTTTCGGGTTGGAACAGTGCGACAACATTGACTTTGGCGCAGATACCGGCGCATACGCACTCGATTTCGACGTATGGAGATGAAACCGGAACTGGCTTTGTTTGTGCTGGCTCTGGCACATTCATCAGTAATATAAATTCGTTCGAAAATACGGGCGGCGGGGGCTCACACAGCCATATTTTTACCGGCACGGCCATCAACCTTGCCGTGCAATACATCGACATAATCATAGCGAGTAAGGATTGATGGAAATACGTACAGCAGATTGTCCGCTGGGAGCAAAGTGTGAAGAACTTAAGCTCGAAGACGGCAAACCTGTTCTCTATCGATGTCCATGGTATGTGCAGGTTCGCGGCGTAAATATCAATACAGGACAGGAAACCGATTCATGGGGGTGCGCCATAGGCTGGCTGCCCACGCTGATGATCAACACTGCCAATGAATCCCGCAAGGGCGCCGCAGCCACAGAATCCTTTCGTAATGAGATGATGAAGCACAGCGAGAAAACGCAGCAGGTGCTGCTTGTGGCAGCGCACATGGCGAACAGGAAGGTTCAGGGTAACGGTTTATTGGAGCAGGGCGAGATATGCGAGTGACAATCATTCGGGACGACAGCGTGGTTGGAATCGATGGCGTATTCAGGAGAGTCGATTTATCGTCATTGAGGGCCAATGTGCGCGCCGTGCAGTGGAACGATACAAGCGGTCATATAGAGTATGACGATACTGCCAATACGCTGCTCACAAACATAGCGGAGTTTCAGTCATTCGTGGATCTATGGAAAACCGCGGCGCCAGAACAAATCACCTCGTTGACTGCACCGAGTCCGGATCAAATGAAAGCAGCAGCTGTCGCCCGGATCAACACTGCTTATCAGTCCGAGGTAAGGGAATTGACAGCAGTTTATCCAGAGGAAGAAGTGAAAAGCTGGGCGTTACAGGATGCGGAAGCAAAGGCATGGTTTTCGAATCCTCAAGCCAATACTCCCTGGCTGGACAGCGCTGCTGACGCTCGGAATATGAATAAGGCAGATCTGGCGACCAAAATTATTGCCAAGGCTGCTGCATTTGCAGGGGCACATGGCCAATTGACGGGCAAGAGGCAGAGATTACAGGAGATGATTGCTGCGCTCGGCGATTTTCCTACACGCCGGCAATTGGATGACATCAAATGGTAAACACATGATCGAAACTTTTTAAACAATACGACAAGATGCGGCATAGCCGCTTTTTTTTTGCCCGAACGGGCTTTTTTTATTCAATACCCAGGAGAAATTATTGTGACCATGTTCCAACGCAAACGCATCAAAGCCATTCAGGAAGAAGTGGAAAGACAACATGCCGCAGTTGAAGCCCGCGCAGATGGTTTATTGGAAAAGTTGAAGGAGTCGAAATGGACGGCTGCGATATTGCTGGGTGCGGTCGTATTTGCAATCGTAGTTTTATGGAGTTTGTCCTGATCATGACGGACGATGATGGCGATCATGAGATCGCGAACAGGACAGAGAGGCGACGGGGGCCATCCACCTACACATTATCCTTTGGTGGAATTATTGCAGTGGCTGGCCTCGTTGCGTCCGGCGTCGCGACGTACAACGCGTTGCAAAATGACATTGCGACCCTGAAACGAGGCGAACTGTATCAGGAAAGAACAAATGAACGTCTTGATGAGGAAATCAAATCGGTGAGAGCTGAGCAGCGCGAAACGATGAAGGAATTCAACGACAAGCTCGACAGAATCATCGAGAAATGGGCGAGAGGGAGAAAGCCATGAGGTATTTGCTTGGAGCTTTGTTTCTGGCGTCATGCACAATGTTTACACCTTTGGTGACGAATGAGCCGCTGGTGACGAATGAAACGGTAACGGAACCATCTGTTCCAGCCGTACAACCGCAAACATCGATGAGCGTTGCGGAGGTTCCGGAGCGAAAATCGGCAGCATCTCCCGTTCCGGAAATATCCTCCTGCGCCACACTGGATGCAGGCGATATGAAGGAGACCATAAAGGCGAAGCTGGATTGCATCACAGAAAATATTCCCTGACATCTGCATACCGATACGCATAAATGAGCATGGGACACGAGGGATCATGAGATGAGCAAGCCATTGTTTAACCAGGGAAGGTCCGCTGTAGCGTTATTAGTGGTGGCTGCATCAACACTGGTTGGAATCGCCGCGCACGAGGGGTATAAGGATGAGGCGTATATCCCCGTGCGCGGGGATATACCCACCATCGGATTTGGTACGACCACGGGCGTGAAAATGGGAGACAAGACAACTCCGGAGAGGTCTTTGGTCAGGCTGCTGGATGAAATCGAGGGTGTTTATGCGGCTGGAGTCAGACGCTGCGTGACCGTGCCTCTATATCAGCATGAGTATGAGGCGTATGTGAGCCTCGCTTATAACATCGGTGTCGGGGCATTCTGCCGAAAGGCCTTACCTGGAAAACCGCCTAATCTTATCGACTTGATTAATGCCGGACGGTATGCGGAAGCGTGTCAGCGCATAGAGGCATTCAAATATGGCCCCGGTAAAAAAGTACTGTCGGGCCTCGTAAAGAGACGGGCTGAGGAACGGGCATTATGCGAGGGACGAAGAACTGGTTTAAGGCAGGATAGCTCTCCTGGAACAGGAGATCTGGCGGAGTGAGTGCATTCAGGATTTCCAGATTTTCCGGCCTTGTGCCACGGCTGGCAAAGCATTTGCTCAACTCGAATCAGGCTCAGACGGCGACCAATTGCAACTTTGCCGGCGGAGATTTGCGACCCAGAAACGCGTTGCTACTTGTGTTTTCTCCACAGATAGATGGCGAGATCCGGTCGATGTTCAGGATCGAAAAGGATGGAAACGAGAAGTGGCTAGCCTGGAGCCGGGACGTAGATGTAGCCCGCTCGCCTGTTGCGGGGAATACAGCGCAGCGATTCTACTACACGGGTGACGGAGAGCCTCGCACCTCTGACTTTGAAATGGCGACAGCCGGCTCCGGGATTTATCCATCCACTTGCTACGTACTTGGCGTTACACCCCCAGTCAACGAACCACTGGTAATGGCGTCAGGTGGAAGCGGAGTAGTGACTTCCCGTGTCTATGTTTACACATTTGTCACGCAATGGGGGGAGGAGTCGCAGCCTTCTCCCGTTTCCATAGTAACCAGTGGAAAGATAGACGCAACCTGGATGATTTCAAATCTGGACGCAGCACCCCCCAACTCCGGGGCAATTATTGCTGTTTTCAAGAATTCTCCAGCTACCGGCCAGGCGGAAATCAGCCTTGATACCGTCTTCGGCTTAAGAGCGCATGAGGAAATCAGGTTTGAATCAGTATCAGGAATGACCGACTTGAACGGCCGATTTACCCTGATAAGCGTAGACCCGATAACGAAAAAGGTTGTCATATCCCTTTCTACGAACCAGGTCTACGCTGGTGGGGGGGAGTGGAAGCGCCAGGCGCCACACAATACCGGGGGAATGAACAAGCGCATCTATCGGACGCTTGCCACTTCGTCAGGGACCGAGTATCGCTACGTCGCAACACTTTCAGCGGTTACGAAAAGTTACAGTGATACTGTTCCTGATACGGTGGTTGCATTGGGAGAAGTATTGCCCTCCACGAACTGGGAAATGCCCCCGGCTACCATGAGAGGCATTGTTATGCTTGCGAATGGAATTGCCGCAGGATTCACGGGTAATGAGGTATTTTTCTCGGAACCGTTCAAACCCTATGCCTGGCCCACTTCGTATCGCCAGACATACGATCAGGAAATTGTAGCGATCGCTGCGATGGGTACCACGTTGGTTGGCATGACCAAGGGCAATCCTTTCACCATTACCGGGGTTGAGCCTGCGACCATGGGCGGGGGAATGGAGAAGCTGGGGGTGGCGTGGCCTTGCATGTCGAAGCGAGGGGTAGCGAATTTTGCATTTGGCGTTGGATATCCTGCTCCGCAAGGGATGGTAATGATTGGGACAAGTAGCGATATTGTCACAAAAGACCTGTTTACCCAGAAGGAGTGGTCCGAACTGAATCCCGACACCTTTATCGCGACCTCTGCCGATAACCGCTATTACTGTGGCTATTCGGCTGGAGATAGCTCCCTCATGTTCGTGATCGATAAGGCGGAGAACGCATCCTTTTCAAAAATCAACCAGAACATCAGTTGCATCTGGACAGATCCCATAACCGGCAAGCTTTACGTCGCCACAAACAAGAAAATCTATGAATGGGAAGGGGATACGGGCACCAAGCTTTTCTATGAGTGGAAAAGTAAACGGTTCGTTACTGCGCCACTGGTTAATTATGGTGCGGGGAAGATTGATGCCGATTTTGAAATGACGGAGAAAGAAAGAGCAGCGGCGCAATCCTCCTATAGGGAGGCTATCGCTGCCAACCAGACATTGATCAGTTCTTATTCCATGAATGACGGACTGGCAGATACATGCCTCGGTGAATACGAGATTGGGGGTGATGCGACACAGGATATTCCTCTCTTATCCATGGATTCCCTGCAATTTCAATTATGGAGCGATGGGTCGCTGAAGTTTGCTAAACAGGTTAAAAATAGCCGGGCTTTTCGGCTCCCCGGCGGCTATAAGGCTGATAACGTCGAGTTTGTGTTATCCGGCAATGTGAAGGTGAACAGCATTGTTCTGGCTGAAACAATGGATGGATTGAAGCAGGCATAACTGCCATAAGTCCCAATTGAATGGCTGGATTGGCGCTCTCGGTTAGATCTCTCGAACCGCTCAAGATATTTCAAGCAGTTTTTTCTTCCTGATTTTTGTCACCCAAACGCGAGCCGCCCCTATTCGGGCGGCTTTTTTTGACTATAAGAAAAGGAATTTTGTATGGCGAAGTATGTGCATTCCGATGTACTGGATGGTGGACTGAATGCGATAAAGAACAATGCGAGCCGTATGCTGCTGTTGAAGGCATATTCCTTTGCTGACAGCTATGCAACCGTTAATGCTAATGCAATTTGTGCGGTTGCAATGGCGCCCGGAGATTATGCGCTGTCAGGGGCTGACGGCGCAGCTCGCATTCTGACGGTCGCGGCCCGCAGTGGAACAGCGTCAGCCAATTCTGGCGCCGCTCCCGATCTTCACATTGCCTTCACGGACAACGCGAGCAAAGTTTTGCTAGTGACTGATGAAACCACCGATCAGGTGGTAACGAGCGGCAATACAGTCAATTTCCCGAGCCTGACTTACACCAGTTCCCAGCCCATCTAACTCAACCTGGCGATATTCCGGAAATTAAACTATGGCAACAATTACCCAAGCGCAAGGGGTGCGCAGTGCGCCCGTGCTCAATCTGGGAACGCTGGCAAACGGCGCCTATATAACCTCGTTAGCCATTGATCTCGGACCTGCTATTCCATTGGATGTCACTTTAGAGATTGAATGCGATCCTAATGGAATTCCAACCGGAAACCGTCAACTCATATTATTCACAAAATTATCTCTTGATAATGTGAATTTTGGGAGTGGCCCGGAAAGCGGCACAGACATCACTAACGAGGCTGACTTGCACTGGATCGGCACATTGTCGTGCAATGACACAAACGTGCACCGAAAATTTTTCAGCCTGCAAGGGTTGCCTATCAGCCGTTACCTGAAGCTGGTCGTAAAAAATGAGATGGGTGTAGCGCTCAGTTCAGGGAACGTTTACAGGGCGGATATCACTGGCCTTTCCACCTGACCTGATCTGCTGACATGTCCTCGATCATCCTGCGAAACAGGTTTGTAAGGCAACCTCAGCATGCGGCGCCCATTGATTATGCCGGCCTTGCCAAAGGGATACGAATATTGTGGAATCCCGCCACAGGGCCAGTCGATCTGGTTACCGGGCGAATCTGGACAGCGGGCGGCAATGCGGCAATTGTGCCGGGACAAAACGGCAAGGTATTTTCGTTTGATGGCGTCGATGACTATTACGCGCACACGGGCTATCCCGAACTCACGGGCAATGTCGGCACCTTCTTCATGTGGTGCCCGCAGGTGGGCATCGCCGATACGAACGGCCACGTGCTCTTTGGCACATCGTCTCCGATTGCCTCGTCATACGAAATCTATCCGGACCTCAAGGTTTCGATAGGATCCAACACGCCAAGCAGCAGCAGCCTTGCGTCGTGGTTCGGTACGGCAAGCCGCAGCATCGTGTTTGCCTCGGGCGGCACGGCCGCAACCACAAAATGCTATCTTGACGGCATCGACAGCCTGCTGAGCTGGATCGATGCGCCGCGCGGGTGGGGGGAAGGCGACAAGAATTTCAACCTTGGACGCTATGTAGGGGGCAGCCTGCGGGACTATAGCGGCACCATCCTCGTTGCAGGTTTCACCGATGCGGTATGGGGTGCAGGCGAGGTACGCGCCTTCCATGAAAACCCGTGGCGGCTGTTCAAGACACCTGCAAGAAGGCTGTGGCCTGGTGATTCAAGGCTTGGGTTAAGCGGCGTAGCTGCAATACAAGCAAGTAGTAGCAGTGCGGGAAAAATTGTTCAACATCACGTGCTTGCTGCTGTGGGATCAACACAGGCAGGTGGCGTCAATACGGTCAAGGTCCTACAGAATCAAACTCTTGCGGCGCCTGCTCTCGTTCAATCCAACCTGAATAGCGCTGCTGGCATTACCAGAGGTGTTGCCCTGGCTGGTGTCGTAATCGCGCCGGCCAGAACTTTGAGCGCGGGAAAAATAAGTCAGGCGCACATACTCAATGGGAAGGGGTGGATACAGGGGAAGACTCTCCCACGGGCGGCAATCACGCAAACTCACACCCTGGTTGAAGCCGACCTGGCGCAGCTTAACGCAGGCGATGTCCTCCCTATATCCATCGGCAGTGGCACGCTTGTTGGAACACCCTTCACGCAAGCCAATGCTAGTGGAACGGGCGGTGTTACCCAGATACACAGTCTTGTCGCTACGTTTTGCAGCCAGATCAATAAAGCAAGCGCCAAAGCGATAAGTGATGGGGTTGTGATTGAATCCGCGCTTATCAGCAAACCTGCCGAAGCGACCTATATCAAGAAGCCTGGCATTACGGTTGGGACACCTCCCTGGCTGAAAACCATCCTTGAGATACTGACCGGGCGGCGCGGAAACCGAG